GATGTATTAAACACCGATATAGGACAACCCATACGTATGCGTGCGCCAGGAATGGTACAACCCTTTGCAGTACCCTTTGTAGGTAAAGAGGCTTTCCCAGTATTAGGATATTTAGACGAAGCCAAAGAAAATAGAACTGGCGTATCTAAAGCAAGCGCAGGTCTCAACGCTGAAGCACTACAATCAACTACTAGTGCAGCTGTGACTGCAACTATGAGTGGTGCGCAAGGTAGAGTAGAACTTATTTGCAGACATTTTGCAGAAGGCGGTCTAAAGGAGATGTTCAGAACCACAAATAACTTGGTTATTAAGCATCAAAACGCCCAAGATGTATTTAGATTAAACGGTAAATTTGTACCTGTAGATCCAAGATATTGGGATACAGACAAGGATTTAGTGGTTAATGTAGCCATATCCAAATCATCTGATACAGAGAAGTTCTCAATCTTACAAAATATCGCAGGCAAGCAAGAACAAATTATGCAATTGCTAGGCCCACAAAATCCTTTAGTAAATCTACAGCAATATTCTAATACTTTAACTAGAATGATTGAATTAGCTGGTTTCCAAGATTCTACTTCATTTATTAATGCTGAAGTTCCGCCAATGCCACCACAACCAGAGCAAGATAAACCATCTGCTGAAGAAATGTTGGCACAAGCTGAAATGCAAAAAGCACAAGTTACTGCGCAGAAAGCCTTGATTGATGCAGAAACAGATAGAATGAAAATCATTCTTGACGATGATAGACAAAGAGATATAGAAGAGGCACAATTAAAAGTGAAAGCAATGGAACTCCAAGCTAAGTATGGCGCACAGGTCAATATTGCCGAACTTAATGCAATAATGGAAAGAGACAGAGAGGCCTTACGACAAAGTGCAAAAGATCAAGCTCAAGGATTATTTACAGGCAATGTACCACCAACACAAAATATTTAATTTAGAAGTGCTTGAAGGTGATATGGTTTATGTTGGTAAAGAAATAAAAGCAAAAACAAAAGATGATGCACTACGCATTATGAGTTTGATGTCAAACGGTGAGGTAAACGCAAACTCTGAAATAATATTTATTGAGGAAAAAGAATTACATTAATGAAGAAATATTTAATTGAAGCATGGGAATGGTTAGATAACTTAATGAAACCAAGACCTATAATTAGAACAAGGAAAAACAAATAATGGCAATTACATATAGAGGCGAAAGGTTTAGTGGTTATAACAAACCAAAAAGAACACCAGGAAAATCTAAAAAGTTTGCTGTTCTAGCAAAACAAGGAGAACAGGTTAAGTTAGTTAGATTTGGTGATCCCAAAATGACAATTAAAAAATCACAACCAAAAAGAAGAAAGTCTTTTAGAGCAAGACATAAATGCGATACTAATCCACCTAGCAAGCTAACACCAAGATATTGGAGTTGTAAGAAATGGTAAAAAAAACCAAGAAGAAAAAGGGTTCAGTGCCTACCAATCCAGCATTATATGCAAGTGTAAAAGCTGCCGCTAAAAGAAAGTTTGATGTATATCCAAGTGCATACGCCAACGCATGGCTTGTAAGAGAATACAAAAAAAGAGGCGGTAAATATAAAAATGCCTAAAGATACTGATGGCTTAACCAAATGGTTTGAAGAAAAATGGGTTGACATTGGTGCGCCTAAAAAGAAAGGTAAATATCAATCCTGTGGTAGAAAGTCCGCCAAAGGATCTAAAAGAAAATATCCCAAATGCGTACCAGCTTCCAAAGCTGCATCAATGACTGCTTCACAAAAAAGAAGTGCTGTCACAAGAAAAAGAGCAAAGAAACAAGGTGTAGGTGGTAAGCCTACTAACGTAAAAACTATAGTTAAAAAGAAGTGAGGCGTTTAGCTAATCTACTGGATAAGTTTTTAGAATGGTCTTTTCAAAGACAAGCTGATAAAATGTTTTTAAAATCACAAGGAGAAAATTATGCCAATGGTAGGAAAGAAAAAATATAGCTATACAAAAGCTGGAGTAAAAAAAGCAAAAGCAGCTGCAAAGAAAGCTGGTAAAAAAGTAAGTTATAAGAAAAAGAAAAAGTGAAGCCATCTTCTGCTAAAGCCAAGGGCAGAGCTTTACAACAATGGGTGGTAGATAAACTCATTGAATTACTTGGCTTTGATCCGGAAGACCTAGAATCAAGACCAATGGGATCTAATGGCGAAGATGTCATTATGGGTGTCCAATCCCGCAAACAATTCCCTTATTCAATAGAATGCAAAAACCAAGAAGCAGTTAATGTGTGGAAAGCTTATGAACAATCACAAGAAAACTGTAAAGCTTATGAACCTTTGGTTATAATAAAAAGAAATAGAACAAAGCCTCTCGCCTTAGTCGATGCTGAATATTTTATAAGGCTACATAATGATAGAAAAACTGATACAACCAGTAACGAAGATTCTTGACAAGTTCATACCAGACGCAGATGTAAAACAAAAGATTGCACATGAACTTGCAACCATGTCTGAAAAACACATTCACGAAATTGCTAAAGCACAAATAGAAGTAAACAAAGAAGAGGCTAAAGGTAATTGGTTTCAATCATCTTGGAGACCAGCTACAGCATGGGTTTGTGTCGCAGGTTTTGCAGTAAACTTTTTAATTAGTCCTTTACTAGCACCTTTTGGTATTGACGTACCACAAGCAGATACATCAACTATGTTGCCTGTATTAATGGGTATGCTTGGTCTTGGAGGAATGCGATCTTACGAAAGAGTAAAAGGAGTAGGAAAATGAGTTGGGAAAATTTCACACTAGAAGAATTTGCTTGCAAGCATTGTGGTGAAAATAATATTGAACAGGAACTAATAGATAAGTTACAATTACTAAGAAGCGATGTAGGCTTTCCATTTAAAATAACAAGTGGATATAGATGTGCTGAACATCCTGTTGAAAAAAACAAAAAAGCACCAGGCACGCACGCATTAGGCATAGCAGCCGATATAGCATTAAGAGGCGAACAAGCCCTAGAAGTCATATCTAAAGCTACTGATTACGGATTTACAGGCATAGGAATTAATCAAAAAGGCAATGGCAGATTTATACACTTGGACATTTCAAAAGACTCTCAAGGTAGACCGCGCCCTCATGTGTGGAGTTACTAAGTGGAAGTAAGTGCTATCTTATTTTGGAATGTAATTATCACTTTGGTCTTTGGGCCAATCATTTATGGCATGCGTGCAAACGCGACAGAAACCAAAAGAATTGATATACTTGTAAATAAGACCAGAGAGGAAGTTGCTAGTAAGTTTGTAACCAAGGAAGAACTAGCTCTTTCTATAGACAGAGTTATAGATCGTTTAGATAAGCTAGACGAAAAAATGGATAAGATAATACAAATATGAGTAAAGGCGCATTACAACCACAACAGTTTTTAGGTAACTACGGTAACTTTGATTTACCGCCTATGGCATATACAAATACCTTTATGCCACCAAAGCCTAACTATCAACCTTTAATGAAAATGCAACCAAGTGAAAGCGTTAGACAAAACTTTATGTCTATACAACAACCTATGCTTCCTATGCAACAACCTTTACAACCAACTATACAACCAACACCACAGTTACCACAAACTGAGCCGATGATAGCACCAATGCAAACCCTCGCTACAACACCACAATCATTGGCTCAAACTCCTTCTTTATTAGATGTTCCAGATAGGATTGAAAAACCAAGAGACAGGTTTATGTCTATTGATAGACGGAGCAATTTACCACCAATTAACTTATTTAGATAATGGCAGTTACACACGAAGAAGTAGTTAAAGCTGCGCAAGCTGAACAGATATTAAACTCAGATACTTTTCAAGAAGCAATTGAAAATCTTAAAAATGAATACATCACTCATTGGTTAAATCTTAGAAACATTGATGATGTAAAAGCAAGAGAAGACATACATAGATCTATCTTGCTCCTACCAGAAGTCGAAAGACATCTTAGAATTATTGCTGAAAAAGGCAAATTAACCAAAGCTAATATAAACAAAATTAGAAAAATTGGTTAAAAACCTTTTTTTATTAGTATAATATACCTTTAAATACATAAGGAGTATTTTATGAGCAATAACGGAAAACCGACTGCTTTACAAACGGAACTAGATAAAACTACTACTGCGTTTGAAAGTTTTTTAACCCCTGAAGAGGATAAGGTTGAAGAGACAGTCGAAGAAACACAAGTAGTAGAAGAAGAGTATTTAGAGAGTGAAGAAGAAATTTCTGATGAAATAGATGAAGAAATTGCTGCTGAACTAAATGAATACGAAGAAGAAAGCGATGAAGAACAAACCAATGTTGAAGAGGAAATCGAGCAACCTTTAACATTTACTGTAAAAGTAGATGGCCAAGAGGTAGAGGTGACGCAAGAGGAACTGGTCAACGGATATTCTCGTCAGCAAGACTATACGCGTAAAACTCAAGAACTCTCTCAACAGCGTAAAACTATTGAGCAGCAGCAAGCAGAGTTAGCGCAAAGAGATGCGATTTATTCGCAGTTGTTACCGAAGATGGAAGCCCAATTACAGGGTGAAATGGCTAACGAACCAGATTGGAGCAAACTATATGAGGATGATCCTGTTGGTTATGTAAGAGAGAAACAACTTTGGGATGAAAAGAAAGAGAAGGCTAGAGCTATACAAGCTGAACAGCAAAGACTTCAAGATGAAGCTATGGCTGAACAGCAGAAACTTATTCAACAACAAGTTGAGTTTGGACAGCAAAGAATTCTTGAACTGATTCCAGAGTGGCAAAATCCAGAGGTAGCTGCTAAAGAAAAAGCTGCTATTAGGGATTATGCAATCAATACTCTTGAATATACCCAACAAGAAGTTGACTCCGTATATGACTACAGAGCTTTGCTTGGTTTACGAAAAGCATGGTTAAACGACAAAATTGTCGAAACCGTGAAAAAGAAACCAACACAAAAAGCACCTGCTAGAGTTGCAAGACCTGGAACAGTTACCAAGAAAAAATCAGTAACTCCTGTGAAGAAAGCAAAACAAAGGTTGGCCAAATCTGGAAAAGTCCAAGATGCGGCTAAAGTATTTGAACAATTAATATAGGAGAATTATTATGGCTAAAGTACAAAATGCTTTTGATACATATGATGCTACTGCTGACAGAGAAGATTTAAGTAATATTATTTACAACATCTCTCCAATGCAAACACCATTTATGTCATCAATTGGTACAAGAAATGTAAACAATGTAATATTTGAATGGCAAACAGAAAACTTACCAACACCATCTGGAACTGGTCAGTTAGAAGGTTTTAACCTAACAAGAGCTGCTTCAACAGCTACTGCAAGGGTTAAGAATGCTTGTCAAATATCTTACAGAGATGCAACTGTAACAGGCTCACAGGAAGCTTCAGATGCAGCTGGTAAGAAATCAGAGATGGCACACCAATTAGCTATTATGGCTAAAGCCTTGAAAAGAGATATGGAAGAAGCTCTATGTCAAAACAATGCTAAAGAAGAAGGTGACGCTACAACAGCAAGACAAACTAGATCTTTTGAAGCTTGGATTTCATCTAATGCCTCAAGAGGAGCTGGTGGTGCTGCTGGTACTGATACAACTGCTGCTACTGATGGAACATTAAGAGACCTTACAGAAGATCTATTAAAAGATGTTTTAGAAGACATGTTCCAAAACGGTGCAGAGCCTAACTTAGCTATTTGTGGCCCACACAATAAGCAAGTTATTTCTGGTTTCACAGGTAGATCACAAGCTAGACAGTTTGTTGATGCAAACACAGTAGAAGCTTCAGTAGCTATCTACTCATCTGACTTTGGTGAACTAAAAATCGTTCCATCAAACAGATCAAGAGAAAGATCTCTATTATTAGTAGATCCAGAGTTTGCAAAAGTATCTTACCTAAGAAACTTTGAAACTATTGATATAGCAACTATAGGTGACGCTGAAACAAAAATGATCGTAGCTGAGTATGGATTAGAAGTATCCAATGAAGCTGCTCATGGTGTTGTTGCAGACTTAAACGTATCTTAAGTTGTAATACTATTAAAGGGTTTAGGCTTTGGTCTGAACCCTTTTTTTTATGGTAGAATTACCTCATGGCTAGAAGAACAATTATAGATTACAAAAAAGGTTATAAACATGAGTTTGCTACCGAAGATGATAAGGTTATCTATCATACCACCCAAGACGTAGCACCTATAATAGAACATTGTAAAACCTTGTCTGAAATGACACCCGGAAAAGATTTAAGACATGTCGCTGAAGTTCCAATGGTTGTATATCAAAGAGCTTGTAGAGAAGGTTGGGCAAAAGACAATAAAAAATGGAGAGAATGGCTTAACCATTCAGACAATAAAGTTTTCCGAACATGGAAAGGTAAAGTATGACATACGATGAATTAAAAACTAATATTGCAAATTTTTTAAACAGATCTGATTTAACCAACCAATTAGATTTTTTTATTGATGCAACAGAAGCAGAATTTAATAGAAGGCTTAGAGTTAAAGATATGATTAAACGAGCTACTGCAACAGCAGATAGTCAGTATTTATCATTACCAACTGATTGGTTAGAAGCAATTAACGTACAAATTGATGGTAGTAACTTTACACCGCTTATGCAACAATCTATAGAATCATTAGATATTTATAGAAAGTCTATAGATAATGTAAGTAGCCGACCTGTTTATTTTGCTTTAGTAGACAATACAATTGAATTAGTACCTACACCAGACGCAAGTTATACGTTACAATTAACATACTATGGCACTATAGACGCTTTGAGTGATTCGAATACAAGTAACTTTATTTCGAACTCATACCCAGACGCATACCTATATGGTGCTTTAAAACACGCATCTATCTATCTTATGGAAGATGATAGAGTTGCTTTATTCACATCACAGTTTGAAAAAGCTTTAGAAGAGATGAGAATGGAACAAGAGAAGGCTGAATTTGGTAAAGGATCGTTAATGCAAAGACGAAGAACTTATGGCAAAGCAGGCAGAAATACTTATGTTTGGAAAAATAATTAGGAGAAAAGATGGCAGGATTTAGCGATTATTTAGAAGATAAAGTGTTAGACCATGTATTTGGTGGTAACGCTTATTCAGCACCATCAACATTATATGTTGCTTTATACACAGTAGCACCTACTGATACAGGCGGTGGAACTGAAGTATCTGGCGGTGGTTATCTAAGACAGT